GCACGAAGCATACAAACGTATGTATCAGGCGCTTGAGGTACAGAACATTGACGAGATCCTGCCAGCCAAAAAAGAGCCGCAGCCTACCAGTCCGAGCATTGAGAATGCCAAGGGTATGCAGGGCGAATTACTGACAGCCTTCCAAGAGCAAGACCATGACGCGCATATCATGACACACATTGTGTTTATGAAGTTGCCGTTGGTTTCGACATCTCCCAATATTTATGCTATATTTATGGGGCACCTTCAGGATCATATATCCATGAAGGCACGTTTGACTGTAATGGCTCAAGTCCAAGAACAGCAGGCGCAGGCGCAACAAATGGCATTAGCGGCACAGATGGGTGCAGTAGACCCGATGATGGCGCAACAACAAATGCAGGCAGCATCTGCGATGTCTGAGGACATGATTGAAGCCGAGGTCGCGAGACTAGAAGCACAGTTTACTCAAGAAGTCACCGCAATGCTGGCACCGCCGGAAGGACAACAAGATCCTCTTGTAGCAATCCGGCAGCAGGAATTAGCTATCAAGGCATCCGAGTCCGAGCGTAGAGCACAACAGGACGCGGCTGAACTTGCACTTGAACGCCAGAAGCTCCAACAGCGAGCTATGACTGACGCAGCGCGAATCGAACTCCAAGAGGAGATCGCGGAAGACAGGGCAGATGTGAATAGGGAACGCATCCAGACCCAGCGTGAGTTGGCGATGCGTAATAGGTAATTGGATCCAGTATCAGCGATGGCTACCGCTACGGCGGCATTTGGAGCTATCAAAAAAGGTTTTGCGATAGGACGGGACATCGAGTCGATGGTATCCGACCTTTCGCGTTGGATGGGCGCACTCTCCGATCTGGATCAGATGGAGAAAGAGGCCAAGAACCCTCCTATGTTCAAAAAGCTGTTCGGCGGTAAATCTGTTGAACAGGAAGCCTTAGAAGCCTTCGCCGCCAAACGAAAAGCAGCCGCACAGCGTGACGAACTAAAACAGTGGATTGGCCTGACAATGGGCAAGTCTGCTTGGGATGATTTGGTTCGCATGGAGGGTCAAATTCGGAAGAGGCGCCAAGACGCGATCTATGCACAACGTGAAAAGCGCCGGAAGTTCGTAGAGATCATAGCATGGATTTTCATGATCGGTCTTGCTGCTGGTTTACTGCTGCTGTTTATATTCTTGCTCAAGGCTCACTCTGCGAAAGCGGACGAGACCACTTGGGTTGAGTGTCGATTAGCCAAGTATGAAAAGGTCGGCAAGGAATGGCACTGTTACTATTTGGGCGCTAACAGAACTACCGAGTCTATGATTATCACCGAGTTCTGTCCTCGCTCATATATGTGTGAGTACAGTCCGAACACTGATAGTAAGATTGTGAAGTGGGAATAGCATGTCTCAGAAAAAGTTACAGTCAGAAAGTAATTACGAACAATACGACCTAGATGGTGACGGGGTAGTCACGGACGAGGAGTTAGAGCACGCAAAGCTCATCAAGGAGACGGAGCGTGAGTTGCGTAAGAGCCTAGCGCAGCTTCGTATGGCGCGGTTTACGCTGATTGGCATGGGCGTATTTACAGCGATGATGTTTACCCCGTGGATTAGTATTGAGAGGATCGAAGCACTGAGCGAGATCAGCAATCTGTTTTACATCAGTGGAGCTGGTATCGTTGGTGCGTACATGGGCACTACAGCTTGGATGAACAGAAAATGACAAGAAAATTAAACGAAGGTAGCGAGTTTACTATTCCGCTAAAAAATTTACTGGGGCTTGTCGCTTTTACGGCGATTTCAGTTTGGGCGTATTTTGGAATTATTGAAAGGCTGGCTTTTCTTGAACACGAGCAGGAGATGATGCTTGTTGAGATAGAAGAAAATGACGACTGGATTGATGAGTTTGAACCGCCCAAGGCTGTGCAGGAAAACATTGAGAGGGTGCGAAAGCTAGAACTCCGTCTGAGGGAGTTAGAAGTCCGTATGGAACTAAAATGATAGATGCGTTTCTACTTCTTGTGTACTTGGGCACGGGGGAGTTTCGCAAGCTAGAGAGTGGAAACATGTACTTTTATTCGATTACCGAATGTAACTATTTTGCGTCACAGGTGACAAAAAGGTACGGTAATTACGTCTCTTCGCAGTTCACCGATCCGCGTGACAGAGCCACGGCATACTGCGTTCCTAGACAAGTAGACCCAAATCAGGTAAAGGTATATTGATGTTACAAGCTCTTATAGGACCAATATCGTCCCTAGCCGGAACATGGTTAGAGGGCAAGGTCGAGAAAACAAAAGCGGAAGCTGGAGCCAAGGTCGCCAAGGCCAAGGCTGAAGCTACCATCATGGAGAAGAAGGCCACCGGAGAGATCGACTGGGATCTTGAGATGGCGAAAGGCAGTCAGAACTCGTGGAAAGACGAGTGGCTGACAATCTTGTTCTCTGTGCCTTTGGTGCTAGCGTTCTGTGGAGATTGGGGCAGACAGGTCGTGACAGACGGTTTTGTCGCATTGGAAGCGATGCCGGAGTATTACAGGTATACGCTTGGGATTATCGTAAGTGCCAGCTTTGGCACAAGGGCAGCAACAAAGTTCTTCGGAAAGAAGTAGGAGTCTCTCATGCCAAAATCTAAATACACTGAAAAGCAGATGAAGATTGCCCGTGTGGCAGAACCGCGTGATGCAATCACAGGCGCTGACTTTGAAGCTATGAACAATAGCAAGATGGGCGGTGGCATGATCAACTACGCCGAGGGCGGAGATGTTCGCAAAGAGATGCTGATGCAGATGCTTGAGGACGCTCGTGAGAACAATGATGATGACAAGATCATCGAAATCGAAGCGGAACTCTTCCAGATGGGAGACGGTGAAGGCATGATGGGTGGCGGCATGGTAAAGCGCCCTGGTTACAAGCACGGTGGCAAGGTTAAGGGCTACCGTAGCGGCATGTCTGTTAACACTAGCAAAGGTCGTGGTTGCGGTGCCGCAGTTTCTGGCCGTGGTTACAGCGGAACGTACTAATGCCTATTATTACGATCAGCATTTTACCGGATGGTGCCATACCGGTAGATAAGATGTCTGAAGAGGGGGAAAGCTGTCCAGCTCCCACTAAAGATGACGATCTAAACTCAGAAAACCGTTCAATCGCGGTAGATGAAGCTAATTATCGCGAACCCAACACAGGCTCTGCATTTCGATCCGATCAAGTTTGTGGTAATTGTTCTGCCTATAATCAGACAGAAGACATCCTAGAGTGTATAGGTGAGGAGTCAGCAAACATGGGTTATTGCCAGATATGGAAGTTTGTCTGTATGCAGGAGAACACATGCGATAGCTGGGCTGAAGGTGGTCCTATCACAAGTGATAAACAAGCAGACTACAAAGATATTATATAATGGATGTTGCAGACTTCGCAAAATATGTTTATAACTTGTTGGCGAAGCGAGAAGAACAGATCGCTGACATGTTGACATCTGGTGGTGTTTCAAACTTTGAGCAGTACCAGCGGTTGGTGGGAGAAGTACAGGGACTTGTCTACGCCAAGGAAGAGATCAAAGCCCTGCTGGAGAAAAACGTAGACGATGGCGAAGACATTATACGTTCCTGATCACATAGCGCGATCAAAAGCAAAAGACCCAGTTTCCGCAGAATCTGCATATGTAGAGTCAGAGAAACGAGTTTTAGACCCCAGTCTCATAGACAAATCCCTGAAAGAACGCCTGCCGCAACCAACTGGTTGGCGGCTTCTTGTTATGCCTTATCAAGGCAAGATCAAGACCGAGGGCGGGATCATCATACCTACCGAAGCTCGTGAGCGTGAGGCGTTGGCTACTGTTGTGGCCTATGTTCTCAAGCTAGGTCCGCTAGCGTACCAGGACCCCAACAAGTTTGGTGACAACCCTGAAGCGTGGTGCCAAGAGGGCCAGTGGGTATGTATTGGTCGGTATGCAGGTTCACGGTTTAAGATTGACGGCGGCGAGGTTCGCATCATCAATGATGATGAGGTAATCGCTACCATCCTTGAACCCGATGATGTGAAGCATGTCTGAGGAGATGGTGATGGCAGAAGCTCAAGCAGTTGAAGAAGAGAATGTTGAGGTAACACTTGACGAGGATCAGAAACAGCCAGAGGTTCAGGAAGACGCTCCTCAAGTAGAGGAAACGTCTGCTAAAGAGGCTGACGGCGATGAACTGGACAATTATAGCAAAGGTGTGCAGAAGCGCATCAAGAAGCTAACAGAAAAGTATCGCTATGCAGAGCGCGACAAAGAAGAGGCTGCCCGTCTGGCAGAAGTGCTCAAGCAAGAGAACGAACAGCTAAAGACTAAACTCAGCAATCTTGACCAAGGTTATCTGTCTGAGTATGGCACTCGGCTGGACTCGCAACTTGATACAGCGAAACGCTCGTATCGCGAGGCTCATGATCGCGGTGACGTTGATGCGATGTTTGATGCGCAACAGGCGCTATCTAAAATCTCTATTGAGCAAGAGCGGTTCCGTCTGGCTAAACAGCGGCAGGAACAGCAAGTTGCACAGCCTGTGCCTCAACCCACAGAGGTTCAGCAGCCGGCGCCTCGAGCGGCGAAACCTGACCCGAAAGCTGAGAAGTGGGCAGAAAAGAACACATGGTTTGGTGAAGATGAGATCATGACCCAAGCCGCATTTGTTATTCATAATAATCTGGTCAACGAAGAAGGGTTTGACCCGAACAGCGATGACTACTATGATGAATTAGACAACCGTATCAAAAATCGGTTTCCGAATGATATGGGTGTCAAACAGAACGAGGGAAGTTCTAGGGTCGCCTCGGCTTCAACTTCCGCATCTCGTAGTAACCGACAGGGGCGCAGGACCGTCAAGTTGTCACCATCACAGGTGGCTATGGCTAAGAAACTTGGGGTTCCTTTAGAAGAATACGCTAAGTATGTAAAGGACTAAGCCATGAGTGACGCAAGACAACCACGGTCAACACAAACCCGCGATAAAGCAACGCGCAGAAAACCATGGGCACCGCCCAGCCGATTAGATGCACCTGCTCCGCCTGATGGATATACCCATCGTTGGATCCGGACTTCTCTTAGAGGCGATGACGACAAAATGAACGTCCACTCCAAACTTCGTGAGGGATGGGAACCAGTCAGAGCTGATGAGTACCCCGGATATGACTATGCGGTGATTGACGAAGGCACACATGCTGGTGTTATTGGCAACGGTGGACTAATGCTCGCCCGAATACCTGAAGAGACAGCGCAGGAAAGATCCGCGTATTACGGGAACCGGACCCGCGAACAAATGACGGCTGTAGATCAGGATCTCATGAAGGAGCAACATCCTTCTATGCCTATCAGTAATGAAAGGCAAAGTCGTGTAACTTTCGGAGGTCGTAAACGCGACTCCGAGTAATTAGAGGAGTATTGCTATCATGGCAAATACTAATGGTGCCTTCGGACTTCGTCCGATTGGTGTGGTCGGTCAGGCCGCAAACACCACTGGTGCGACTGAGTATCGTATCGCCTCTGGGAACACAAACGCGATTTACCAAGGATCCCCTGTTATCCCGCTGTCAACTGGCTTCATTGACATTGTTGGCGCGGCGGCTGGTGGTTCTGTAGGTCTTGTTGGTGTTTTCTGGGGTTGCGAATACGTTTCGTCTACCACTGGTGAGAAAATTTTCTCAAACTACTGGCCTGGTTCTGGCGCGGATTCAAATCATCCCGTCAAAGCCTTCGTGTATGACAATCCAATGCAAACATTTGTTATCGCATCAGACGCTTCATTGACTGATGAATCGACTGCACGCGGTCATGTGTTCGCTAACGCAAACTTCGCAGCAGGTGCTTCTGGTTCAACAACCACTGGTATCTCCTCTGCTAAGTTGGGGGTCAGCACAATCGCTACTACTGCTGCCTTGCACCTTCGTATCATCGGCATTCAGGATGATGTGGAGAATCAAGACTACGCAGCGGCTGGTATTGGTCTAATCGTTCGATTGAATAACAGCTTCAACTCACCAAACGGTGCGATTGTCGCTGGTACTCCATCGACTACCGGCGTATAAGGAGGCTCACTAAATGGCTATTTCTCGCGCACAACTGGCGAAAGAGCTGGAGCCGGGCCTCAATGCCTTGTTTGGCATGGAGTACAACCGGTACGAAAACCAGCACGCCGAAATTTTCACCACTGAGTCTTCAGATCGTGCATTTGAAGAAGAGGTCATGCTTTCCGGGTTTGGCGCCGCTCCGACTAAGTCGGAAGGTTCCGCCGTCAACTTTGACGATGCCAACGAAGCATATACCGCTCGGTACAACCATGAAACCATTGCACTGGCGTTTTCAATCACGGAAGAAGCTGTCGAAGACAATCTTTATGATCGTCTCTCTACTCGCTACACTCGTGCTCTTGCCCGTTCAATGGCACACACAAAGCAGGTCAAAGCAGCTAGCATTCTTAACAATGCGTTTACGGCTGGTGCGTCTGCTGGCGGTGACGGTGTTGCACTCTGTGACGCATCACATCCGCTTACAAACGGTAGCACGTTTGCTAACGAACCAGGCACAGCCGCTGACCTGAACGAGACCTCGCTCGAGGACGCTCTGATCAGCATCGCTGGCTTCGTTGATGAGCGTGGCCTGAAAGTCGCACTGCGCGGTACTAAGCTGGTGATTCCTCGTCAGCTTCAGTTCGTTGCAGAACGTCTGATGGTGTCAAACCTCCGTGTCGGTACTGCTGACAACGACATCAACGCACTTCGGTCAATGGGAATGCTTCCTGACGGTTACGCCGTTAACGACTTCCTGACAGACCCAGATGCGTTCTTTGTCCTGACAGATGCTCCTCGTGGCTTCGTCCACTTTGAGCGTGTTCCACTGTCTACACAGATGGAAGCAGACTTCGACACAGGCAACATGCGGTTTAAGGCTCGTGAGCGTTACAGCTTCGGCTTCTCAGACCCACGTTGTGTGTTTGGTTCACCAGGCGCATAAAGATCCTAGTCCTCCATACTGGGTAAAGGGCGGCTTTTCAGCCGCCCTTTTTTCTGTTAGCCTGTAAGAACCTTACGCGATGTAAGTTTCCTCCCTAAACTCGGAGCCGTCTTAATTGCGGCTTCGCTTTTTTTCGTGTATGCTAGATTTACCCTGACAGGTCCAGTGTGGATCTGACACTAGCCACGACAGGAGATTTACATGGCTAATACTACCTTTAGCGGACCAGTCCGCTCCGAAAACGGATTCAGTGCGATTGCAAAGAACGCAACCACAGGCGCCGTAACCAGCAACATTTCTATGACCACCTACACAGCAAGCATTACGATTGCTGCTACCGGTACATCTCACAAAGAAGCGTCTATTGGCATCCCCGCCAACTTCATTCCAATGGGTGTAGCGGTTGTTGTTACAGGTGCTACTGCAAACAACATCAACCTTGTAGACATCGGCACTGACGCTGATACAGACGGTTTTGTTGACGGTATCACTGTTGCTCTCAACTCAACCGGCTTCAAAGGTTTCTTCCCTTGTAACGGTGTTCTTGGCATGTCTGGTGGCACAACCACTGCCGCTACTGAAACTCCGGACGAGGTAGAGGTTGTGATTTCTGGTACTGCTGGTGCTGGCGGTGTTTTGGTACTGAAGTTCTTCGGAATTGATACTACTTCTGACACAGCTTAATAGGAGGGCACTATGGCTGCTTCTATTTTTGCAAAGACGGCGACAGCGACTGGCACCTTAAACGGTGGCAGAACTCGACTGAAGGCTTTTTATGTAAAGACTGCGTCTAGTGGTTCTCCACAAGTCGTTTTTAAGAACGGTAGTGGTGGAGCAACTGTGTTGGACATGGTTTTTAACACTTCAGACGACACGCAAGTCAGCATCCCTGATCACGGTATGATTTTTGATGATGAATGTCATGTAACACTGACAAACATCACATCAATAACAGGGTTCTTTGGCTAATGGCAGGCAATGAAGTCATTGCAAAACATTTACACGCTTCCGGGGTTCTTGCGGACTGCCGGGGGCGTTTAAAAGGTTTTATTGTCAATCATGATAGCGGAGCATCTGGGAACATTATTTTGTACGATAATGATTCCGCTGCATCTGGAAGTGTTGTGATGGAAGTGGATGAAAAGGGCACTGGAACTTTTGGCATGGAGATACCGGGAGATGGCATTATATTCGACAACGGTCTCTATGTCACCTTACCAGCTAATACTTCAATAACTGTATTTATTCAGTTGGGAGGTAGGTAATGGCTCGTGCTCCTAAAAAGATGCCAAAGCGTAACAAGAAGAATTTCCGGTCTACCGAATCTGGTGCTGGAATGACCAAGGCTGGTGTGGCTGCGTATCGTAGAGCTAACCCCGGTTCTAAGTTAAAAACAGCCGTTACAGGCAAAGTAAAAAAAGGGTCTAAGGCGGCAAAGCGCCGATCTTCATACTGTAGCCGTTCAAAAGGGCAGATGAAGATGCACAACATCAACTGCAAGAAGACGCCTAAGAAGCGTATTTGCGCAGCTCGTAGGCGATGGAAGTGCTAATGGCTGATATTTCAACAGAAGACAGACAATGGAAGTTTATTTCGTCTATGGAAGGCGACATTAAAGTTATTTTTACTCGATTAGATACGATTGAAAACAACCACTTGAAACATATGCAGGATGATTTGTCTCAACAAAGCCAGCGCCTGTGGATGATTCTAATGGTCGTGTTCGCGCAGCTATTTGCTATCTGTGGGGGCATGATTGTTCTCTGGATAACTAGATAATGGCAATCAGTAGGGCACAAACAAGTAAGCAGGTGACGAAAGGTGGACGAATGGCAAAGGACGCATGTTATCGAAAAGTTAAGGCAAGATATAAAGTCTTCCCGTCAGCGTATGCTTCAGGAGCAATCGCAAAATGCCGAAAGGTTGGAGCCAAAAACTGGGGAACTGGAGGAAAGAGTAAGCGTTCTAAAGCTAAAAATAGCACAAGCAAACGCAAGGGTAAGACCTACTAATGAAAGTCCCAGAAACAAAACCGAAGCGCAAGTTCCGAGGGAAACCTATCAAGGGCACGGCAGTAGCTCGAGGTTGCGGATGCGTCTTGCCGAAGCGGCGGAAGAGAACTAGAGGTTCAGTGGAGCAATCCTGATGGCAGTTCGTAAGACAAAGAAAGGTGCGGCGCTCAAGCGTTGGTTTAAGGAAGAATGGAAAGATGTCCGCACCGGCAAGCCTTGTGGCAGAAAGAAGGGTGAGAAACGTGGTGTCCCTTATTGTCGCCCGTCTAAGCGGGTTTCATCAAAAACGCCCAAGACTGCCAGCGAATTGTCTAAGAGCGAAAAAAGGAGTAGGATATCCCAGAAGAAACGTCTGGGACAGCCTGCTGGCAAGCCGAGGCGCGTTAAATCCGTTAAGAGGAGAAAAAAGTCATGAAGGGCATGAAAAAAGACAAAAAGGGCTACAAGGATGGTGGCGTGGTCAGCCCTCGCAAAGCCATGGCTATGGGCTACCAGATGGGTGGCAATGTAGATGTCAAAAGAGCGCAGCTATTTGCTCAAAATCTTGGAAACATGATGCAGGGTTCTGTTCCTACTCGCAAACCTAGAGGAAGAATGTAATGGCGACTTCTGGGTCAAGAGACTTCAATCTTGATGTCTCTGACATCGTTGAAGAGGCGTATGAGCGGTGTGGCATAGAGGTTCGCACTGGATATGACGCACGCACTGCACGGCGGTCTATGAATCTGATGTTTGCTGACTGGGCGAACAGAGGCGTGAATCTGTGGACTGTGCGTCAAGCAACGATCACGTTGACCCAAGGTCAGGCAACTGAGACGCTGACGGCGGATGTTGTTGATCTGCTTGAAGTTGCGTTGCGCCGTAGCGGGACGGACTATGATTTGAATAAGATTAGTCGAGGGGACTACCTTTCGGTGCCTACAAAGACGACACAGGGTCGTCCATCGCAGTTTTACTTTAATCGGCAGGTCCTGCCGCAGATTACGCTTTGGCCTACGCCAGAGAATAGCACAGATCAGCTTGTTTATTACTATATCCGCCGTCTTGAGGATGCGGATGCGTTAGTTAACGATGTCGAGCTGCCGTTTCGCTTTCTGCCTTGTGCGGTGGCTGGAATGGCGTACTACATTGCACTGAAAAAGGCTCCAGAACGGATTCAGTTGCTCAAAACGGTGTATGAGGAAGAGTTCCAACGCGCCGCAGACGAAGACGAAGACAGGGTTTCGTTGAAACTTCAACCTGACATTCAGTATCTGAGGGTCTAATGGGTAACTATGCTTCCGGAAAAGATGCGTATGGAATATCTGATCGTTCCGGATTCCGCTATCGCTTGCGGGACATGAAGGTTGAATGGAACGGCTTGAAGGTTGGGCACGATGAGTATGAGTCAAAGCATCCCCAGCTTGACCCAAGACGCAAAGTGATTGATCCGCAGGCTCTTCGTAATCCACGACCAGATCCCACGCTAGTAGACACTAGAACAATTCAGTGGGGTTGGAATCCTGTGGGCTTGTATGACAACGGTGGGTTGAACACAAATGATCTAGTTGGGACGGGCGCCGTTGGTAGCGTCACGGTGGTGACAGCATGAGTTTTACATACAATGAGCTAAAACAGGCCATTCAGGATTATTGCGAGAATCAGGAAACGACTTTCGTCAACAACTTGGACATATTCATCACTGAAGCAGAAGAGCGCGTATTAAAAAGCGTAGGTCTTACTTTCTTCCGCCGTAATCAGACTGCCACGTTGACGCAAAACAATCAGTTTTTGAACTGCCCAGCGGACTTCTTGGCTCCGTTTTCTTTGTCTGTTACAGATGCCACAACGAGTGATAAAACCTTCTTGTTGTATAAGGATGTAAACTTCTTACAGGAGTATACTCCGGACGCCACAACAACTGGGTTCCCGAAGTATTATGGGTTCTTTGACATTACCAACTTCCTGATTGCTCCTACACCAAACGCGAATCTAGCAGTCGAACTACACTACTTTTATCGCCCTGCTAGTCTTACCGCGCAAGCAGGAGGCGGAACCACATGGCTAAGTACAAACGCTCCAATGACGCTTTTGTACGGATCTTTAATTGAGGCATATACATTTATGAAGGGCGAACCAGATGTCCTTCAAAACTACAATCAACAGTTTCAGCAGGCTCTTCTGCGTCTCAAGAACTTCGGTGAAGGACTTGAAACATCAGACGCATATCGTGAAGGACTTGTTGTTAGGGAGAAGACCTAATGTTCAAGATGAATTTTGATCTGCCGGACACTCCCGTAGTAAACGTGAAGACTACAGAACACCGAGGTTTTACCCCGGAAGAGGTCGCTTCACGCTGTGCAGAAAAGATTATTTCTGTGTCGGACACCGCACATCCTGGTATCCGAGATCAAGCCAACGCTTTCAAAGGTCATATTGAACGAACAATAGCCTTTTACATGCGTGAAGCTATTCGTAGTGATCGAACTACGATATACAATGCGTTATCGGATGCTGGGCATCCAGAATTAGCCGAAGCTATAAGGAGACTGTAATGGCTATAACACAAGCAATGTGTACCTCTTTTAAGGTGGAACTGCTTCAAGGTAAGCACGACTTCACCGCATCGTCAGGTCACACTTTCAAACTAGCACTTTTCACAAGTTCTGCTTCTCTTGACGCAGCAACCACGGATTATTCTACTTCCAACGAAGTTAGTGGTACAAACTATACCGCTGGCGGAGCCGCTCTGACTAGCGTCACTCCAGTATCATCTGGCACGACAGCCTTTGGTGATTTTGCCGATCTGACGTTTTCTAACGCCACTGTCACGGCTCGAGGTGCGATAATCTATAATACCACGACTGCTGGTGGTTCAGGCACCACAGACGCCGTTGTTGTTCTGAACTTTGGTGCAGACAAGACATCAACTGCTGGTGATTTCACGATTCAGTTCCCAACTGCTGACGCGAGTAACGCGATCATCCGCATCGCCTAACGGAGTCCGTTATGGCTAACATTACGGGTTGGGGTCGAGGTACATGGGGACAAGGGGCGTGGAACAGTGTTGTTCCGGTCTCTGTCACTGGTATCGCGGCCACAGGTGGTGTTGGCTCTGTAACGGTCACGGGCGTTGCAAATGTTGCTGTAACAGGCGTAGCTGGAACTTCGGCGCTAGGTAGCGTTGCAGTCTCCGCAGCCGCGAATGTGCCGACTACCGGCCTCGCCGCTACAGCAGGAGTTGGCGC